AATTGCGGATTTACAAAAAAATAGTATTTCAAAAGATGAATACGACAAAAAAATTAAAGAAATTGAGGATAATGCTAAAAAAGAAAATGAAGAATATGTTTATAATGATTTATTAAATAAAGGTCTAGATGATGCGAAAGTATTAAAGGACGAGTTAACAAGACAAGCTATAATTTCATTAATAAACAAAGATAAGAGTAAAACCAAAATATCTGATGACAAAAAATCATTAGTAGGATTAAAAGAATTAATCGATGGTTATAAAAAACAAGCACCTCATTTCTTTGAAAAAAAGGCATCAGGATATTCACCAGTTGATCCAGAAGGAGATAAGGGTGATAATGATGGCGAAATTAGTATGGGTTCTAATTTTGCAAAACAAGCTAATGAAAGTGATAATCCAAATACAAAAAGTCAATTTTTTAATTAATTTTAGGAGGTAAAAATTATGTATGTAAAAAAAGAAAGTGTAAATGAAGTTAATTTTTTAGCATCTGCTAAATTTCAAAATTTTACTTATCAAGTAGATGATTCAGGAATAGAGGCAGACGCAAATGGAAAGAAAATTGTTCAAGCGGGAACGGTTTATAAAAAAGATGGTAAAGCAATAGGTTTAGTATTTGCTGATGTAGATGTAACAAATGGTCCTCAACCTGCAGCAATAATGGTAGAAGGATATGTTATAGAATCAAGATTACCAGCAGTTGTAGAAGAATTAGATAAAACTGCAATGACAGGAATTAAATTTAGATAAAAAATATTATAAAAAGTAGAAAAAAAGAAGGAGTGTGTTTAATATGCCTAAAAGTGTATTAGAATTATTTAATCAAAAAGAAATATTAAATTATTTAAAGGATAGAAAATATCCAGCAATGTTGGGAGAAGAATTATTCCCAGAAGTAAAAAGACAATCATTAGAATTTGATATGTTAACAAATGGAAGTAAAACACCAGTTATTGCATCTGTTCATGGATTTGATACAGAATCAGAAATTGGACAAAGAGAAGCTGAGAAAATGGCTATAGAATTAGCTTTAATCAAAAGAAAAATGCAATTAAAAGAAAAAGAAATAATTGCTTTAGAGTCTCCAAGAAACGAAGCAGAAAAAACATATTTAATGAAAAATGTATATGCTGATTTTGATGCTTTAGTAGAAAGTATTAAGGCAAGAGTTGAAGCAATGAGAATGGAACTAGTAGCAACTGGTAAAATAACATTGAATGAAAATAACCTAGATGCTAGTATTGATTTCGGTGTACCAGAAGAAAATAAGGCTACAAATGTTGATTGGAGTGCAGAAGATTCTAATCCAATAAATGATATGATTTCATGGAAAAATCAATTAGATTCTGCTCCAGAAAGAGTATTAACATCTACAACTGTATTAGCGAAAATATTGGCTAATAAAAATGTTGTTAATGCTATTTTTGGAAAAGACTCTACAAGAATTGCATCTGTTGGTGAGTTAAATAATTATTTGGAAAAATTAAAATTACCTAAAATTTATACATATGATGCAAAATATAGAAAACTAGGGGCAAATGGAAAATATACAAAGCATAGATATTTCCCAGAAAATGCTTTTGTTATGATGCCAGGAGAAGCTCTAGGAGAAACTGTTTATGGACCTACAGCAGAAGAAATCAGACTTCAAAGAGATCCATCAATAGATATAAAATTAGTAGGAAAAATACTTGCTATGATGTACGAAGAGGGAACGGATCCAGTTAGTACATGGGAAAAAGCAGTTGCTACTGCATTACCAGCATTAAAATGTGCTGATGAGTTATTCCAAGCAACAATAAATATAGAGTAGAGACAATATGTCTTTACTCTAAAATTTTTATAAAGAGGTGATATTTAATGAAAAAAGTTAGTCCAAAAAGTGCAGGAGTTAAACTTAATGGAAAATGGTGTTTTAAAGGACAAAATGAAATTGTTAGTGATGAAGAATACAATGCAAATAAAGAATTTGTAGATGTAATAGAAGATATTAGAGAAAATAATGAAAGAGTAATAGAAATAGTTGTAAAAGATGAAACTATTGATTTAGAAGAATTAAAGAAAGACATTGAAGAATATGTTGAAAATTATAAAAAAGAAGAAGTAAAAACAGATAAAAATTCTAACGAAAATGTAGATAAGACCGATAATACTTCAGATAATCCAGATGAGGAATTAGAAGCATTAAAAGAAAGAGCAGCAAAATTAGGAATAAAAGTAACAAGTAATATGAAAAAAGAAACAATAATCAATAAGATTGAAGAAAAAGAAGCTGAAGAAGATAAAAAACAAAATCCAGGAGGAGAACTAAAAGATGGTACCGACACAAATGACGGGACCAATACTGAAGAAAATCCTAAAGGAGAGTAGGTGATATAATGTCAGTTTTAGAAAAAATAAAAAGTAAGACAAATAAAATTGATGTTGAATCATTAAAAAAAAGAATATTAAAAGAACTGAATATAAAAGAAGATAATAATAATGGTGTATTACAAGTAGAATATTCTTTATTAGATACATTAGTTATAATTTTAGATACTACTCATCAATCAAAAATCCCAGATGGATTATATACAACATGGTTAAGAATGACAAAAGATTATTGGTACCTAAATGGGTATGATAAATTATTTGCAAGTAAATCTGAAGAAGACTCAAAATCAAATGTAAAGGTTAAAAGTGTACAAATTGGTGATACCACTACTACTTTTGTCGATAAAACTTCACAAGTAGAAATAAATGGTATTGTTTATAATACAGGTACTGTCAATTATTCTGAGGATGGTTTAATTGAAAAATATAAAAAAGATTTGTACAGACATAGAAAGATGAGGTGGTAACAATGGATTATATTTCTATGGCAAGAAATGCTATTGAAAGTCATTATGATTCTGTTTGTGATATTATAGAAAGACAGTCTGTTATAGAAAATAATATTACAAAGAATAAACAAGAAGTTACTGTCGAGTCTAATAAACCCTGTCGAGTTTCTTTTGAAAACATATTTGCAAATACACAGACAGATACTGAGTCTGAAAAAAATCAAAAAATAAAATTATTCATAGCACCAGAATTAGTAATTAAACCTGGTAGCAAAATTGTCGTTACAGGAAGAGGTAGAACTACAGCATATAAAAATAGTGGCGAACCTGCTATTTATGACACACATCAAGAAATTATACTTGAATTATGGAAAGGCTGGGCTTAATATGGCTAAATGGGGAATGTGTGATTTTAGTGAATTAGAAAAGTTACAAAAGCAATTTGAAAGACTATCTAAAATAGATATTGATAGGTTTTGTAAAGAAGTAGCAAGAGAATTAGCTGCAAGGTTACTTTCAAAAGTTATACCAAGAACACCAGTAGGTGAGGGAAGTTTTGAAGTTAAAGATGGAAAAAGATATACAATAAAAAATGGAGGA